GAAAAACTTAATTGGTGATTTACAGGATTTTTAATATGTTAAGAGCATCAATCGCAGATGTAATCAATACAGCTGCAAATGAAAAAAGTGTCAAAGGAAAAGTCGAGCACTTACAAAAACACGACACTGTACCATTAAGACAGGTTCTTCGTTTGATTTATGATGAAGATATCGAGTTCTTAATACCCGACAGTAAACCACCATTCAAAGAGAATATTCTCGTCGATCTTGAAACTATGTTATATAGAGAAGCAAGACGTTTGAGAATTTTCTTTAAAGGCGGTGGATACGATAACCTCAATAAGAATAGAAGAGAAACATTGTTTATTCAATTACTTGAAGATCTATATGTGCCAGATGCAAACATGTTATCAGAGAATATGATTTCGCATACCGCAATTAAAGGTCTTACAAAGAAAACAATAGAATCAGCTTTTCCAACACTATTCACAGATCCACTTAACTTTAAGTAAGAAGGAAATTGTCATGCCTCGGCGTAGCAAATCAACCGTGCATTCTGATGATTGGCACGAGTTTAAGAAAGAAGATCGACAACAAAAGAAAAAGAAGAATCAGGAAAGGAAAGACAACCAAAAGCAGAGATTGTCTAATAAAAGAACTTTTCTTTCATAAAACCATTGACATTTGGTCAATAGTTTGTTATAATATTAGTATAAATTGAATAAGGAAAGAATATGGACTATAGAGCAAATAAGCTAATTCTTGTAGATTGCGACGGAGTACTTCTTGATTGGAAATACGGGTTCTATGAGTGGATGCGCGAGAAAGGCTATCGAGAGGTTAATGAAGATGTCTATGATATATCAGCAACGTTTGGTATTGAAAAACCTTTCGCGCAGGGACTTGTAAGACAGTTTAATGAATCTGCAAGAATTGGTCATCTGCAAGCATTCAGAGACTCTATTAAATACGTAAAGAGATTATACAGTGAAGGATATGTCTTTCACTGTATTACTTCTTTATCAACGGATCCATATGCAGGCAAACTAAGACAGTCTAACTTAGATAGAATATTTGGTGAAGGCGTATTTGAGAAGTTAGTATGTCTCGAATGTGGTGCAGATAAAGACGAAGGATTATTGCCCTATAAGGATAGCGGTTGCATTTGGGTAGAAGATAAACCAAGTAACGCTGAAGCAGGGCTTAAATTAGGACTCAGATCTATTCTGATTGAACATAGTCATAATGTAGATTACAAAAATAATAATTTAGTAAAAGTTAAGAATTGGAAAGAAATCTACGAATCTATCGTATAAATACTATTATGGAATATAAGATTGGATACTAATGCCTACATATACCTTTGAAGATAAAACATCTGGTGAGCGATTCGATAAAGTCATGTCGATATCCGCAATAGACCAGTTCAAAAAAGACAACCCTCATTTAAAATCTATTATTCTTAGCGGACAGCCCGTGATTGAGTCTGCGCGCCTTGGAAGGATGAAACCTGACCAAGGTTTTCGTGATATACTTACATCAATAAAACAAAATAAATCATACACTGGAAACAAAATCAACGATTGGAAGTGATTCTGATTGCTTCTTACATCTGTTGATGCAAAGGAGAGTTTTATGTCAAGAGCACGTCGTATATCATCAAAGGATGGAAAAATGAGGCGTAGGGAAAAAGAAGGTTCAAGAATGGATACTAAATTTAGTATGAATCGTATTAATCCCTTAACGGCTACCCAAGGTGAATTTTTCGATAGTTATAACGCTGGGTACAATATTGCTGCTATTGGTACGGCAGGAACAGGAAAAACGATGTGTGGTCTTTATCTAGGCTTATGTGATATACTAAGTAATGATAATTATCATCAAGTTATAATTGTTCGTTCTGCAGTCCAAACAAGAGAACAAGGTTTTATGCCTGGTACTCTAGCGCAAAAAGAAGCCGTTTACGCTTTACCTTATGCTGATATAGTAAATGACTTGTTTGGCCGTGGAGACGCATGGAGTATCTTATCTCAAAAGTCTTCCGTCAAATTTATGACATCATCATTCGTTAGAGGTTTAACATTTGATAATTCTATTATTATTGTAGACGAATGTCAAAGTATGACTTATCACGAACTTGATAGTATTATTACACGAGTTGGAGATTCGTCAAGAATCATATTCTGTGGTGATACCGCTCAAGATGATCTTGCTGGAACTAGACACAAACATGACACTTCAGGACTCGAAGATTTTCTCAAGGTCCTATCTCGTATGAGCCAATCTTTTAAGGTAGTTCAATTTGGAATTGAAGATATCGTAAGGAGTGGTTTAGTTAAAGAGTATATTATAGCAAAGGAGAGAACCGAACTCAAGCCTCGTATGGTGGCTTAAATTGAGAGGGTGGTCGCAAGGCCACCCTTTCTACTCAACTTATTGGAAATTATATTATGAAATTATTTGAACACAATTCAGAGGCACCAATCCTCGAAAAATTAACTCGAGCATCCGTAGATGGTAAACGTATTTACCAAACTCCGTCTGGTGCTGGTTATCCCTCAGTTACGACTGTCTTAGGTATTCTCGGTAAAGAGGATATACAAAAATGGAGAGATCGTGTTGGTCATGCAGAAGCGAATAAAATTTCAACTCAGG